GTGGATCGGATCACTGGCGGCAAGTACGCCGGCTTCAACGCTGAGGTGGGGATTTATGCCGCTGCCGGGGTAAATTTGCCCCTGGATATCTTCGGTCTGGCCTTCACCTTTGTTTCTGGGCAGGATTTGCTCGAAACCGCCTACTTTGCAGTTAAGGCCTTGCCAGATTTTTCATCAGCTGAGGACTGCTAATCATGGCAATTACCGCCCTGCAGCTTATTACTAATTCGATGAGGCTCCTGGGGGCGGTGGCGTCTGGGGAGCTCCCATCAACGGAGGAACAAACTGACGCCCTGTCTGTTTTGAACGATCTTCTTGATTCGTGTAACAACAAAGGGCTGGTGGTATTTGCGAACTCCAACAGCACGTTCAATCTGGTGGGCGGGCAACAAACTTATACCATCGGGCCTTCGGCAGCTGATTTCACCACAAATCGCCCGGTAGGAATAGAGTATGCATTTGTCAACTACAATTCTCTGGATTTCCCTCTTAGACTACTGAACCAGCAGCAGTGGAATGCCATCACGTTGAAGAATTTCCAGGCCCCCATCCCAAATTCTTTGTATTATGTTGGTGAATATCCGTTGGGGGTAATCAACATATGGCCCATTCCTTCTGCGGCAATGGTTATTACGCTGAGCGTCAACATGCAATTTTCTCCTCTGGCTTCCTTGGCAGCCAGTATTGCATATCCGCCAGGGTACGCCAAGTGGCTGAGATACCAATTAGCCTGCGAATTGGCCCCGGAATTCAAGCTTTCCGTTCCGAGTGACGTGAAAGAGATTGCGAGGGACGAATTGGGCGACATCCAAGCGGCCAATAGACAACAACCGGTGTCCAATTTCGACACTGCTCTTACGGGCGGTCAATCTATCGGGATTGCCGGGTTCCTTGGAGGGTATTGATGGCCAGGGTGTCTCTCGCCCCTCCTCTGGAAACTCGGGCGGGCAATAACACAAAAGATTCCAGGGCCATCAATGGGATTCTAGAATCTGCAGGGGATCAGGCCGGGGTGATCAAACGCCCCGGAAATTCTGGCGTTGGGTCTGTTACTTCGGGCACTTCTCAACTTCTAGCGGAATTCAACTCCAAAGCTGTTACTGTAATAGGTGATTCTCTGAAAACAAACACTGTTTCTCCTTTTGGAACTGATTCCACCGCCGCCCTGTCCCCCCTGTATGGGTCATTGGGCTTCACCAGCGTGGCCAAAGGCCAAGTACCCAATGACAAAGCTTTGTTCCTAAAGACGTCCAAAGAGGCCTGGGTGCTCACGTGAGGGTTCCTCTGCCCACTGATTTTGCGGCTCGATTGTCTAGCGCGTCTTCGGATGCAAGGATGATCAACGGGATAAAGGAATCGAAACACAGCGAGATCGTTGTGTTAAATCGACCAGGTGTCGTTTCAACTGGATACAACTACACGACGCCAGTCCAAGGCATGGGCGGCAGCCTGCCTTACCTGCCTTACCTGCCTTACCTGATCTACGACGACACGTTCAGCGCCTTTGACGAGGCGCCAGCGGGCACCGTGGCTATCGGCGATCTGGTCGACGGCTACTATGCCATGGTCGATGATCCGCCAACCTCTCCGGGGCCGGGAGATGATTACTGGAGTGTGACGCCTCCGGGAAGCAATCGGTACATGATTGCCGGCACCACATATGACGGTTATTCTGCTCATTATTGCACCATGTCGGTCAATACCACAAGCCCTGTAAAGGATCAGGTTCTAAGTCACAAAGCGGCCAGCATTGCTGCTGCCTGCAAAAGCATGCAAGCAGTCATTGCGGCTGCACAAGGGCTGATTGTGTGGCAGCTTGACCCTCAGACACTACTTCCTCCTACCGCTGCATACACCGTGTTTAGGTTTTACCCGACGAGCCTGCCGTATTACTCGTCTGGAGATATTTACGCAGACGATGGATATTCAAACAGCCAGACCGGAATTGACTGGAGCGCTGGATATGTTCCATCGCAAACAGCCGTCCCAACAACTCCATACGGTTTTGTTGGAGCCTACAAAATAGGATCCATCAAAAGCGAGCATACACATTCTGGTATATCAATCACATCTACCGGAAGCGTTGCGCGCATTGCTGCTGCTGACATAGGGCTTACTACCGGGTCGTATTATCTATCACAGGTTCGGTACATAGAAGTATCTGGGGCCAATGAAGCTGAATATAATGGAACGTTTATCGGGTGGATAACTACTGATGATCTGCAAACGAAATTTGATTTTATCGGAGCACTGAACGACGGATGGCTGTATTACCAGATGAGCGGCACGCCATCATCTGCAACAGCCACCGGGACAATAGTTGTAAAGAGTTATTACTGATGACGACTTACGCATTATCCGTCACAGTAGCCGGCCAGCCATTCGACATGATGCAATATAATGCCGCTGGGTCACTGACCGGCGTATTCTTCAAATCGGCGTATGATGCTTTCAACTTCGAGAATAACGTGCTGACAAAAGTCACCAATGCAGATTACCCTGGGTGGAGCAGTGTAACTCCAACTAGCATTACCCGATCGGGATCTACGGCTACTGCAACTCTTCCTTCTGCTGTAAATTGGCAGTCCGGGTCAAGTGTTACGGTGGCTGGGGCATCCCAGACCGAATACAATGGCACATTCGTCATTTCCGTTACAGACTCCACTCATATTTCTTATGAGGTCACTGGAACCCCCGCCACCCCTGCCACCGGCACCATATCCATAAAAGGGGGAAGGACCACGGTTCCGGGGGTGGTGTATTTGGACGGGTACTTCTTTGTGATGGACACAAACGGAGTAATCTACAATTCTGGGTTGAACGACCCTCTTTCCTGGGGGGCATTAGACTTCATTACTGCGGCCATCGAACCTGGGGCAGGCATAGCCGTAACCAAGTCCCAAAACTACATAATCGCCTTCAAGGAATGGAGCACCGAATTCTTTTATAATGCCGGAAATTCTCCCGGTTCTCCTCTATCTCCTGTCCTCAGCGCATTTTCTCTGATAGGCTGCGCTTCCGGGGATTCGGTGGCCTCTCTAGATGAAACCGTGTATTGGGCGGCCAAAGCACGCCAGCGCGGCCCTGGGATATATCGGATGAAGGGCACGCAACAAGAAAAGGTTAGCGGCCCAGATGTTGATCGGGTTCTTGCTTCTGACGGAATGTCTTCCGTCTATTCGTATGGGGTCAAAATAGCCGGCCATTCATTTTATGTCCTGGGGTTAAAAACTCTGGGCATAACTTTGGCTTACGATGCTACCAGCGATTCGTGGGCTCAATGGACCAGTCTTACGGCACAAACCCCCAAATCTTGCACGATCACCCAAACCGGGGGTCTGGCCGTAGTATCCTGCACAGATCATCTGTATGAAGATTGTTCCCCGGTCACTATTTCAGGGGCCACCCCATCCGCCTATAACGGGGTGTTTCAAATCAACTACGTGGACGAGGACACGTTTACGTATGAAGTTCCGTCTGCAACTTCCTCCCCGGCTACGGGCACCATAACCGCCACAGGGTATGATGAAACATACTTCAAATACACCAGATATGTCAATGCTGCGGGCAGAGATTTGGTGTTACACGAAACCAGCGGTGCCCTGTGTGAAATTAGCGATTCCGCTTACGACGATTCCGGTGTCCCCATCAAACTTACCATCCGAACCCCTAAGGTAGATGGGGGAAATGAAGAGTGGAAGACCCTTGGACAGGTAAGAGTGGTCGGATTAAAACAGGGGGGCGAGGCTATGGTGCGTTGGTCGGATGACGATTATGCGTCGTACAGCAAAGGACGCAGAATTAACCTATCCGACCCCCAGGCAAGACTGAGACGGTGCGGAAAATATCGACGCAGAGCGTTCGAACTGATTCACATTGCGGCGTTGCCAGTTCAACTGGCGGCGCTCGAATTAGACTAGGGGACAGACATGGCAGGCGAATCCGGGTATTACGCATGGCAGCAAAAGCAGAAAGATGATTGGGAACGGTCGTTGATGGGAAACCCTTTGAGGGGCACCCCTGGCGCGGATGAATGGGCTAAACAAAACGGCTATCAACTGCAGACCGACGGCACCTACAAAAAAATGATCAACATCGGGGGAGCGGTGCAGATTTCCGTTATGACCCCCGGTGAAGTTGCGAACAAGTTCAAATCTCAACAATACGCTGAACGAGCATCGGCGCTTCCGGAAAACGCCCCCAATTATTTGGCCCAGATCCAAAAATTCCTGGGGCCGCAATTTTCCGACCTGTCGTCTGCCCAACAGTCGCTGCAAGGATATGGGTCCGCCGCCGAAGCATCAAGGGGAGCGTATTCCAACCCCTACGAAGACCGACTTGTCCAGCTCATAAACAACCCGGATTCCATTTCCGATACCAACGCGTACAGGTTCAGGTTCAATCAGGGCCAACAAGCTCTTGAACGATCGGCAGCTGCCAAGGGCATGTTGAACTCTGGCAATACCCTTGCTGCTTTGGCTGACTACGGGCAGGGGGCCGCTTCGCAAGAATATGGCAACGAATTCAACAGGCTGTCGTCCGCAGTGGGCCAACGCAACCAGTATAACGTCGGCAGGATGGGTGCGGCCAACCAGGAATTGGGGATCCGTCAGCAGGGGGTTTCCGACCTGGGCAACCGGTACAATGCCAATGCTGGCACTGCCCTAAAGGCACTGACGTCCGCCGATGAAATTTACAACGAACGCAAGAAAACGTCCCTAGCCGCTACTCAGCAAAGCGGGATGTTGAAGTCTGGTCCGGCTAACGGCCAATCCACCTGGTAAGGGGCTAACATGAATTTGTCCGATCTGCTCAATTTGCAAATGGGGGACATCATGCCGGGGATGCGGCAAGACCCAAGGCGTCAGGCTCGTATTCCTTCCGGGTCTTCCGGGGGGTGGGATCCCCGCCGATCTGTCGGCGCTACCGGAGAGTGGGGACAGGAAATTCCACAGTTTGGGAATGATCTTACTATCTTTGGCGGTATCAGCCCCCCTACCGCGCAGGAAATGTACGCGTCTCGCCCACCGTCTGATTTGACCGGCGCTACCGGAAGATGGGATCCCCGCCAGCCCCAAGGGGCATCCGGAGAGTGGGATCCTCAACAGGCCCAGCCTGCGACTCCGGAGATTCCTGCACCTATTCCTGCACCTATTCCTGCACCGTCCTCTTTCAAGAAGGAACCGCCACAGAACCCGATCGACAATCCTGGTGTCCAGGTTCCGAGTGGGACCGGAATGATCCGCAACAACCGCACAGGGGCCACCTACAGCCTGCTCAGCAACGGAACAGGCAATTCCCCCGTGTCGGCTCCGGAAGTCGATTACGCCCGTCCTGTGGAAGTATTCGGGCAGGGGAAAGGGCACTACCTGAAAAATGACCCCATGGCCGCGATGGTAAATGGGAAACGGGTGGATTTCGGTAGGGATACCGAAAAGGAACGCCAACTGACCAAGGGTAACCTGGACATAGCAAAAGCCCAGCAGGTCCTGGCGGAAGGCGAGGCCGACATCGCCCTCAAAAACCAAAAATTGAGGGCCAAGCCCAAAGCCCCCCCGAACTACAGGTGGAATGAGGAAGGAAACCTCGAACGAATCCCGGGAGGGGCGGCAGACGAGAAAGTGGTTACCGCTTTTCACTCTGACACTCTGGGCACGCAGAGCGCTACTGCGGCTATGGACAACCTTCTCAATGTAGCTAATGAGGTCTTGAAAAGTCCTGGGCTGGGGGGAAACTATGGCCTTAAGGGGGTGCTACCCAACATCCCTGGGGGGGACGCTGCAAATGCCAAAGCCCTCCTTCAACGACTCAAGGATGTCGCCGGATTCTCCGCATTGAATGAGTTGAAATCTGCCGGCAAGAATGGGTCCAGCGGTCTGGGGTCGGTTACGGAATTCGAACACAAGATCTTACAGAACCAGCTGGCCAACCTCGATAAAGCTCAATCGATGGCCCAGGTAAAACAGGAAATCGCCAATTTGGTGAAAGCAACAGAAGCTGGCAAGCAACGGATATCCAATCATTACCGGAGTGTATACGGTAAGATGTTGGATTCCCCCGTTCCCGGAAAAACGGAATCTCCAGCCCCGGCCCCGGCGACAGGAAATTCCCCCCTGCCTGGGAAGACCAGTTTTGACTCTCTCCCGGACCCTGCAGAATTCAATGGGAAAATCATCCGGGATTCTCACACCGGGCAACGCATGCAGTCTGTGAACGGAAAATGGACACCTTTGTAAGGGATAACCAATGGCCCGATATGTAATTGAGGAAGATTCGCCCCAATCCGGGCGCTACCAGATTGAAGAACCGGGGGTTATCGAAAAAGCCGGAAACTGGATAAAGGACACCTTTGGCCCCAATGGCAATTTGAGGGGGTCTTCCATCGGCGGCGTCATGCAAGGAATGGCTAATCCTGTGGTGGGGGCTGTTCAATTAGGCGCCCATGCCCTGGGGCTGGGGGATAAAGTGGATCCCGCCATTGCGGCCAAAGAATCTGAGTACCAACAAGCCCGATCCGCTGCAGGGCGGTCCGGGTTCGACACCGCGCAATTGGTGGGAGAAATAGCCAGTCCGGTTAATCTGGCTCTGGGCGGGGCAGGGCGCGCAGTGCAAGTCCCAACAATGGCGTCTAAACTGGCTACCGGGGCTGCTACCGGGGCTGCATCTGGAGCAATATCACCAATAGCGTCTGGTGAAGACCAGCAAGACTTCTGGTCGAACAAAGGCAAGCAAGTATTAGTAGGAACCGTTGCAGGAGGAGCCATTCCTGTGGCGGCTGCAGGGGCGGGTAGGTTAATCAGTCCCAATGCATCTTTAAACCAGCAGGTCAAGGCCTTGATTGATGCCGGGGTTCGTTTGACTCCCGGACAGGCCCTGGGGGGGCTGGCTTCCAGAACAGAAGATAAAGCCCGGAGTTTCTTTGGCCTGGGGGATGCCATTACAGCAGCCCAAAGACGCGGGGAATCTGATCTGAACGTTTCTGTCATCAACAAGGGCCTGGAGATGGTAGCCCCCTTGGCCGGCATGCCCGGTAAAGTGTTAGGTCCGGGTCACGACAGCATCCTGCAACTGAGAACAACAGCCCAAAGAGCGTACGATAATTTAGTCCCCCACTTGCATGCGGATCTGAATGACACCCAATTCTACTCCAACATGCAATTGCTCAGGAACTACATCTCGCAGATGCCCCAGAAGGAACAGGACGCCATCACCCACATCATCGATAGGGAAATGGGGCACAGACTGGATGCTGGCGGAAGACTTGTTGGATCGAATCTCCAAGACGCCATGTCCGCCATAAGGGACCATTCTGCCAGTTTTGGCAGGTCGTCCTCCAAGTACGAACGAGATGCCGGCGAAGTGTTGAGGTCAGTCCATGCGGAACTGAGGGACTTGTTGGAAAGAACGAATCCCCAATATGCCGATGAATTTGCCAAGATCAACACAGCATACCGTATCCTCAAAACCGTCGACAGGGCCGCGTCTTCGGTGGCATCCCCGGAGGGAATATTTACCCCGAGTCAGTTGCACTCTGCTGTTAAAGCCGGTGACATCACGAAGGACAAACGGGCATTCAGTGAAGGAGGAGCATTTCTCCAAGACATCTCTGGACCGGCCAAGTCTATTATGTCATCCCATTACAACGACAGCGGTACTGCTGGACGATTGGCTCTGTCGGCTGGGGCTTTGGCTAGCGGCTTTGCTTCTCCCGCCATACCTTTGTCCATGATGGGGGCATCGGTACTGTACGCCCCCTGGGCGCAACGCCAGATAGTAAAATCCCTTACCTCCAGACCCGGTTACGCCAGACCGTTATCCGATTTGGTCAATGTAGGAGGGTCTTATGCCGCCCCTGGAGTGGGTGGATTTTTATCCGAAAAATGATTGCATACAATAAGGAAAAACAATGTCCTGGGACGGAACAGAACGGCGCGGCGCGGAAACCAACCAATACCTGGCCCTGCAGGAGCAGATGAACAGGCAAGATGCCATATTGTTTGAGTTGAGGGATGCTATCAAAGAGCATCTTACCGAGTCCAAAGACATTGGCCCAGCCCTCAAGGAATTGGTGGTGCTATGGAAGGCCAGCAAACTCCTGGGGGCGATCATTGCCTTTTTCGCCGCAGGGGCCGCTGGCCTGTGGTCTTTATTTGTGTGGGCCAAAGATCATTTGAAGTAAAGTTTCCAGGGGCAGTGCCCACAGCCGAACTGCCCTTGCCGCCACCATTTTCACCCTGATTTTGACAGGGATGCTGTCATATAAATATTTCATGGCCACTTCATGCTTCCGTCTGCTCTCCATTTCCATACCTCATAGGCTTTGGCGGGGGTGGGTCCTCCAAATCTGAGTACTTCGTACCAATAACTGCACCACCACACCCCGTTTCTTCTCCAGATTTTAGGCTTCAAGTGGATCGTCTCCTTCCTCGTCCTCGTGAAGATCCTCATCGATTTCGTTATCGTCGAACAGATCGTCTTCGGTTTGTGTCCGGGGGTCGTGCGGGTGCCCTGTGCATCTTCCCCAAGTGCATTCGTCGCCGGGTCCTGGCAAATGTCTGTTTCCCATGGTCCTGCCCCTAGAAAAACGAAAAATAGGCGACGGCCACCGCCACCAAGACAGTGCAATATACCACCCAGAACGTTCTGGTGGCGAACGTATTACGCATGTTCCTGCGGTCATATTCCGCCCTGTAATCCCATTCTTCCGGAGAGATTTCGTTTTGGCGATGGTTACTTTCCAAATTGCTCATTTTTTCTGCCCTTTCTTGGTGTGCTCGTACGCCAATCTAGCGTAATTGGAGATATCCAGCCAGCTATCCAGATGGTTGGGGTTGCCGCATGCCAGCCTTGAAATTTTCGACAGGATCTGGTCCAGGGCCTCTTGTTGAACGTCGGAGAACTCAGGGTTTCTGGCCAAAGTTTTCATCCCCTGGGATACGCACGCGTTGGCCTTGAAATTTCCGTACTCCGATTCCCGTTCCTTCGATACTTTTGCCAAGATCTTCATATTCTCCTTTCGGGTTCATCATTATATACAAAAGATTGTGTAGAACTATCTCCCCGTGCCACACCGTTGTGGCCATTCCCCTCCATGTTTCCTCCCCAGGGCTCCTGCGCAGTATGCTGGCCGCCGACCCCGGCACTATCATGTAATCCAACCCCCATTGGGCCAAAAACAGGGGAAGCCCCCCTGCCGCTATCCTGTCTTCGAACCAGTTCACCTGGGTGGCTTTTACTTCGACCCTGGGGCCGCATTTCAGCTCGATCCACCCTTCCACCCCATTGTGGCAGTAGGACAGATCCGGGACCCCAGGGGATGTATCAGGGCTCTCTATCCAACTCAGGGATATTGGTAAATGGCTTTTGGACCCGAATAATGTTTTCAGCGTATCCCTGAGCCCTTTTTCTTTCTTCGGGGTCATCCGACGGCCTTTCTAGTATTCTTTTTACTACTTTATTGGTGGCATTCCGCAGGTCCTCGCAAGATGCCCGTATGGCCTCGTCCATTTTTTTGTAGGCAAAGTCTGCCGCCATGTGGCCTCTGATCCCATCGGCATGTTCTCTGATGAAATTCCAGTTGTCGATGAGGTCAGCCATCTTGACTATGGCCTGCGGCATCCCCTGTTCCGGAAACGTCTCTTTCGGAGCCCCGTAGTTGAATTTCTCGGGGCCGAACCCATGCTCCCTCATTACCTCTTTAACCGGGGTAGAAATATCGCCAGAATACGCTTCGATGTAATCATGGATGATGGCGTAGTAACAGACGTCTCTCTCGGTATACCCCACCTTGTTATAAATCTCCTTGTAAATGGCCATGGCTATCACGGCCACATTGAAAGAGTGGGTGGCAACGTTACTGCTCCTGCTCGTACCAACCATCGTCCATCTCTGGATGTACTGCAGGTCCAGCATTTTTTCAATCGGGGTTATCATGTTTAAGAGCTCCGTTCTTTTCAACCCATTTCCTGTTCTTGTTAATCAACATCTTGGATTCAAATTCCTGAACCAAGTCTATTCCCGTCAGGTGGGCCACGTCCAGGAGAAGTATCAGGACGTCGGCACACTCTTCGCCAATGTTCCTGCCTCCTGTGAAGATGGCGTCCATCAGTTCCGATACTTCTTCCGCCATCTTGATGGTAGTGTTCATCGGGTGCCTGTCGGGAATCAGTGCAGACACCCACCCCACCACCGAATCGGTCATGTTGGGGATGGAAGGATTCATTTAACCTCCCATGTCGGAGATGAGGCTATGACGTCCGTAGGGTAGGGACCATATCCCAACAGGATGGGAACGTCTCTGTTCAGGATTTTCTGGCATACATCCTTGATTATTGCCGTAGATTCGGTGGTGTCCGAGTAGCTGTATTGGGCGAAATTCAGGAATATCGTGTCGGGGCTAGACATCAACAGGGCCTCTTCGATCTGGTGCCTCGAAAAAGACGCAATCCTTCTCTCTCTTCCGGTTACGGTGGTCTTCTCCGGCACCACCCCCAGGGACTGAAAACTGATTTCTCTCTGGTCTTTATACCACCCCCCACTGCTTCCTTCGATGGTGTTTCCTACGCGTATCGGGTGCACCCGGCAGGAGCCATACACCGATCTGACCCAGGACATGGGTAGAGAGACATCGGCCACTACCCTGGCGGGGGTACAGTCCCTGCTGGTGCAGTGGGGGTAAAACCCACTCGAAATGCCCAGGCTGTAGCCCTGGCTCCCTTCTACCAGAGCATCCCCGGCAGAGGTAAAAGATTGAAGCCACTGCCACTGATTCACTACTTCTGCTTCGGGAACGGCACTCTGTATCTCAAACATTCTGTCGGCGGCGATCACCCCCGGGTTTCTCATGATCTTGTCGCAGAGGGCGGCACCAGAGCCCTGCATGGTACTTGCTATCCGCCCCAAGGTCTTCTCTTCTAATTCCCTGTGAGACGGGGACAGGATACCAGCGGCCTCGTGTATCACCAGCCTCGGGGAAGTGTTCAGACGGGCCTTTAAATGCCCCCACTCCTGGGCCAGCCTGTCGATCGAGAATACCGACCCTGGGCCCACCGCAATCATGCGGAGATTTTTGCTGAAAACCCCGCTGGGCAGAACCTTGTGGATAAAGACGTTCCCCTCAGCGTCATACGCCGTATGCCCGGCATTGGGCATGTTTGCCGACACGGCCACTTCATAGTTGTTTTTCATCGACAGGTACCCGGCCAACGCTCCTTTGCCTGTACTGCCGAACTGCAGGTCTACCAAAACATCGATCGTTGTCATTTAATCCTCCATATCGGGGACCATCCCCAAGAACTATTATACCACACCCGGTGCTCGCCCACAAGTATCAACCAGCCCCCTGCGCCATCGCCACCATAGACTCCAACTGCTTGAAGCTGGGGACTATGACCTCTTTCCCTTCTGCCACAAATCCATATCTCTTAACTCTGTCCGAGAACACCGACAAATTGAGGGTGTCATAGGACGATATCCTGTTGTCTTTAGCCCAATCTCTGTATTCAGCATACAGTTCGTATGTCCTAACCCTCCTGGGCCATTTTATGTCGTCCCCCACCATGGCCTCTACATCCACGGCATCAAATGACCCCTTAAGCAATACTTCATACAGCCAATGCGACATACTGTCGTGATTGTTAGACATCCTTCGCTGCTCTAGCAAAGCTTCTGTTTTTGGGGCCAGCCGCAGGTCAGAGGTTATCTTCCTGTTCTGCAAGAAGTGCAGAAGGGCACCCATTCCGCCATTCTTGATTTCATCAGATAGCCCGTCGAAGTACTCTCGGTTCCCGGCCTTGCTCCCGTTAACGTTTAACACTAACCATCTTCTGCTCTGTGGCCCAGCCGGCACTATCCAGTCTTCGTTGGATGCTATTATTACCCTGGCTAGGTTATCTACCTCAACAGCATCCACCCCTTTGTGTTCCTTGTGTATCCTTGTCTCGGTTATCCTCCCCTTCAATATGTTGGCTGACTTTCTATCCCCAGGCCATAGGACTTCATCCGCGTAGATAACTATCGAGTCAGACAGGTAACTATTGAATTTCCCGGTCAACCTCTCGGAATCAATCAGGTGGGAGTAATGGTTCCCGAACAACCTGCCAAAGGTATCCGCAAACATCCCCTTGCCACAGCCCTCGACCCCCCTCAATACGATGCAGCACCCTTTTATGTGCCTGGAGTCCTGCACGCAGTCTGCCATCCAATCTAGGATCCAGGTATATATTGACATGTCCCCGTTGCAAATGGTGTCTCTAAGGTGGAACATGTATCTTTCACAGGTGGCCTCTGGGTTCGGTTCTACTGCCCACCCATCCCAGATATTCAACACGTTCTGGGGCTGGTCGTTTTGTGGGTATATGCCGCATCCGTTGTATGCCCTTCTGGCGGGGGAAGCCATCCAGATATCCGACATGGGCTTTTCAATCACCCCTTTTGCCGTCGTAACAAACACCTTCTCGGGGGCAGACATGTCTCGGAAAGACTGCATGGACAAAAAATCCACTTTCCTGTTCTCGAAATTATTCTCGAAGGTAGCTACCAACAGGGTCTTGCCCATTCTCACTAGGGCATACCTTTTGTTCATTTCAAGGACCCGCTCCTCTATGGCCGAATCGTTTCCCCCGTACAGGACGTCCCCCTCCATCGGCCTCCATCCAGCATCCTTGGCCAAAAACAAGAGGGTGCCCAGCCCTACAGACCCTTCTTCTTCAAACGATTTCCATCTGGCCGAACATTCTCCTTCTTTCCTGCGCTCCCCGTCGCTGGACCACTCATCCCACACCTGGAACCCATCATCTCCCATGCAGGATTTGAGCCCCATTCCGACCCTTATCCAGTCATCATAGGACAGTGTGTCCGGGTCTATCGTCGCCAACATCCTCTCGATCTGTCCTGTGGGGATTACCTTTACATCCGATCCTTTGGCCTTGGGCTCTTTCCAAGGGGATCCCAGCTTACTCACCAACCATTTGGGCATGGCTGGTATTTCTCCCCCCTGCATCCATTCGTACCTCTTCCCATCTACCACCGATGGAAACACTACTATGTGCCCGGTGCATCTGTCGGCCACCCCTCCCCTGGTGTCTATGCCATTGGCCACCTTAGAGGTACTGGAAGCCGCGTTCTCCTGCCACAGAAAAATATGATGAAAACCTCCGGAGGGAGTTTTCTGGACCGGTCCTGATGGCATGGGGCCTTCTTTGTCCAAAATCTTTTTCAGTTCCTTTATTCCGGTGGTGCCGTTTATTGGCTTGGCGTCGATGTCCAGGGCCATCACCCTGCCGGCACCACAGCCCATGCCGATGTTAAACCCTCTGTACTTTCCGTCCTTTCCGAACCACCTGTCCACGGTTGATGGTTTGGTGGACGCGGATGAGTAGTTTATTCCTCCTATTTCTGGAAGTCTCTTGCTCCCTGGCTCCAGTGGCAGTACCGGTATGCCCTGGGATATGTAATACATAGCAGCCCTGTGCACGGAATCGGCCATTGGCTCCCCCGGTATGACAACCAATGACTCACAGTCTATGATCATTCTTTACCCCA